GGGAGGAGAACTGAGAAAGGCTGGTCCAATTTGCTAATGACTGCGGTTTTCATCGCATGACAAGCAAGTCGGCTTCCTTTTCTCCTTTTATCTCCCGCCTTAGTGCTGCTTTTGCAGTTGATGATTCTTTCTGGGTAGCGTTTTTTGAAACACAGGCATTCCCGTCCTTTCGCGCAGCATAGTCATTGTTGTGTGAAGAGGTAAAACATGTAATTTGCCACCTAATCGTGGGCATTAGCCACTTCGTTAGCTTGCCGAGAAGTAGAAGTGCATTTTCCGTTGTCGAACACACTTGGAATTGTGAAACGAATAGCAACGGATGAGCAGGCTGATTTACGGGCGACTTTAGCAAAGTTGTCACGAAACCTGTTCTAGCCATGGTCCGAAAGGAGCCGCTCTGCCATGCGACCGCTCGTGGGTGACTACGACGTTAGCGACTTAGAGTACCGCGCCTCAAAAGAGGAAGAAGCGCGTGAAATCCGACGAAGTGCTATGTCGGGTCTTCTCTCCGCAACCAATTGACCGACTGGTTGCAACGGGTTTAAACCTCCCGGGAGTATTCTGGTTACTGAAACTCACCACGGGGCTTGCCCCACACCCTTTGTGCCGGGGTACAGCACAGCCGATGAGCAGGGCATCTGCTCAGGTGAGGTCGACACCCAGTTCGACCGCGACATTGACGCCATCATTGACCAGCCTTGCCCGTTTCTTGACACTGTTGAGGAACGCGTGCGCGAGGTTTGCATAGGTTTGACCGTGAGCAAGGCCAAACTGTTGCATTACTTGCTGTTTGACGTGGAGCCATCGTCACTTGTGTTTGTTTCCAGTTGTGGGAAAACACTAGCAGGCAGTGAGGTGGTGCCTATGGGTTACAACATGACCATCAAGCCTCGTGGAGGAGGGAAGAAGAAGTCTTCACCGGGTAAGAAGGCCGCTCGTGGTGCTGCTGGTGCCATTGGTGGTATGGTCGGTCGTTCTGCTGCTTTCGCGTCGGGCAACGCTGAGCTAGCACCATTGCTGGCCCTCTTGGGTTCTCAGGCGGCATCTGGTCTCACACGTCGCTTGCAGCCTCAGGGCAAGGCCAAGCCAGCGATGAAGAAGAAGGCCAAGCCCATGCAGAACAGGATGGATGACCAGTTCTTGAGCGACCGCAAGAGTTTGTCTCTTGTGGTCCCGGTGTCTCGTGTGGGCTTCGATGTTTTCTACGCGGTCCCACTGGACGTGACGTCCGAGGTGTTTCCGGGGCAGTCATACTTTGCTGAGGCTTATGGGAAGTGGAGCGCCAAGCGTATCACGTTCACCTATGAGCCCACTGTGACTCCCTTCAACGCTCCTGACGGTCTCATCTACCTTGCGTGGACCCCAGATGCGCTGGCAAACGCGCCTCTGACGGTCACTGACCTTGACACTTTCAAGTACAAGGCTTGTGGCATGGCACAGACCAAGTTTTCGCTGTCCATTCCGGCTTCCCCTGATCTTTTCACGGGCAGCCAGTCGACAGGCGGTCAGTCTGCCAACCTCAGGTACCATGGTAAATTCTTTATCGTGACTATCTGTGGTGAAGTCATGAGCTCTGTTGGGAAACTTGAGGTGTCGTCCTCGATTCTCTTCAAGGACTTCCGCCGGCCCTCGTCTACTTACACGTCTTCGCACTACAGCTTGGTCACTTACAAGGCCAAGCCGATTCTCGCGGACAATAGTACTGGGGTTGTGACACAGCCTGGTGCTGCTGGTGCGGGTGTTGTTGTCTCGAAGGATGAGTCCGGCAAGTTTGCGGATTGTGGTATGTTTGTTGGCTGGAATGAAGACCAGTCACGGACCATTATGCAGTTCAGTCTTGACGGGTTTACGGTCGGGGACATTTTCACCGTCCACAGGACTTATGGCATCTGGGATTCTGACACGCCTCCGCTCACTGGTCTTCAGCAGTGGGTGGAGGGTCCTTCTCCCCCGGCCCATGGGCAGACTGGATCTGGAAACATCCACCTCAAGGGCAACGTTCAGCCAATTCAGCCGACACCTTTCCAGTCGGTTGGTGCCACCACCATGTATGGGGCCACGCCGAGTTACCCACGTGATGTCACGGAGACTGTTCCCTACTCCACTTTCAGTGGAGTGGCGATCAACACGTTTCTTGTGACTGGTGGTGGAGCTTGTCAGGTCACTCTAGACACACCGTTCAGTGTTGATTCAGATGCTTATGCACTGACTAACCCTGACGAGTGGGGCATGTCTTTGGAGCTCAACCTGATCAGGTTTGGCAACGGTGTGTTGCCAGACACGTTGTCCAAGCGTGCGCCACCTAAGGTTTTCACTGATTGGCGTCACCGCCCTTGTGGCCGTCTGCCCGAAGAGCATTCCATGAGTGAAGTCATGGGAAAGGAACTTCCCACGGCAGACTTTGGAGACATGTCCCGGCGGCCTCCCAGTCGTTCGTGTCCCAGTGTTGGCACTGATGAAGAGACCGACGAGGAGCTGATTCCGAGTCGGTCCTCCTCCACTCGTTCCATTGCCAGGCGGTAGTCACCCGCCTTGTCAATGCGACACTCCGCCTTTTATTAGGCGCTCCAAGACCTCCTATTCAGGAGGCACTCAAGACCTCCCACTCTACTGCGGAGGCACTCGTTCTGAACCATCTAGGCTAAGCCCATGG